AGCGGAATGAGGTTCGAGAAGCGTTCATTTCTCAGCTTCAATTGAATGCGAATGTCTATATGTGGACCGACCAGCTAAAAAATGGCTCTGGAGAGCTCAGTTTTGATGTCATGGAGAAGCCCCAGTCAGTCCACCTGTCACGGGCATCATATCCCCATTGGCAGGGCAGAGACTGGACAGAGCCCCAGGAGACCAGCAATTTAGGCTCATTCTTTGCGTAAAAAGGCTTTACATTTGCTCACAAAAATGGTATAATTAGATCTATTAATCAAACAACAATATGTCACTACTAGAAAAACTAAAGAAATCAAGTCGAGTCACTGGCGCAGATGTGCTATCAGACTCCAAATTATTCGGCGAAAAGGAGCTTACCTCTACGCCAGTATCCATGGTAAATGTCGCTTTATCAGGAAGCATCGACGGTGGATTGGCCTCAGGTCTCACTGTTCTCGCTGGTCCATCAAAGCACTTTAAGACCTCATTTGCTCTGCTTATGGCAGCAGCATATTTAAAGAAGCATGAAGATGCAGTATTACTCTTCTATGATTCAGAGTTTGGTTCTCCTCAATCATACTTCGAAGCATTTGATGTAGATACTGGTCGTGTACTTCATACACCTGTCACAAACATTGAAGAACTTAAGTTTGATCTTGTTCATCAGCTAAATGAAATCGAACGTAAAGACAAGGTGATTGTAATTATTGACTCTGTTGGTAATATTGCTTCGAAGAAAGAAGTCGAAGATGCCGAGAACATGAAGTCAGTTGCAGATATGACTCGAGCTAAAGCTCTTAAAGGTCTATTCCGCATGATTACACCAATGCTAACACTCAAAGACATTCCTCTTCTTGCTGTCAATCATACATACATGGAACAAGGTATGTTCCCTAAAGCTGTCGTAAGTGGTGGCACAGGTGTCATGTATTCTGCTGACAACGTATGGATCATTGGTCGTCGTCAAGAAAAGACTGGTACCGAGATCGTTGGTTATGACTTTGTTATCAATGTTGAGAAATCAAGATTTGTAAAAGAAAAGTCAAAGATTCCTATCTCTGTCACGTGGGAAGGTGGTATCGAAAAATGGTCAGGCCTCACAGAAGTTGCCCTTGAAACAGGTCACGTTGTCAAACCAAAGAATGGTTGGTATATGGCAAAAAATCCTGCCACTGGTGAAGAATTGTCAGGTAATGTTCGTATGAAAGACACACTCAAGAAAGAATTCTGGGATAATGTCTTTACTAATACTGACTTTAAAACACAGATTGAAGAGAAGTATAAGGTCGCTTATCGCTCTATTCTCGGAGAAGACGAAATCGATGGATGATAAATTCGTATATGTAGAAAAGCAGGACTCAGAACTTTATTCATTAAAGATTTTACAAAGTCCTTATAATGGTATAATATATACATATGGTGCTGTTACTATTGAAGAAGATGTCGAGAATGATTTGGCACGTCTTAAGTTCAACTACCATATTGAAGAAGCTCCAGCTCCTTACTCAAAGAAAGAGCTTGAAGAAAGTGACGAATTCCGAAACTATATCGGTGACATATTAACAGAAATACTAGAAGATCAAGAAGCACAAATTGGTAATGCAGGAGATAGAGACGATAATACTGAAATCATTGACGAATAACGAAGTTTTTCTCAGAAAAGCCCTTCCACATATTAAGAAGGAATACTTTGAGAAACAACATCAAGCAGTCTATGACATATTCCTGAAGTTCGTAACAAAGTATAATAAGTTGCCAACTCCAGCGATCCTCGAGATCGAGTTCAAAGAATCTGAATATACTAATCGTCCTATTGCAAACGATACTCTCACTTTAATTAGGGAACTAAATAATGATAATGATGTTGAATTGGATTGGTTGATAGAGTCCACTGAAAAATGGTGTAAGGATAGAGCTGTCTATCTTGCACTTATGGAATCTATCTCTATTGTTGATGGAAATACCGACAAGGCCGAAGGAGCAATCCCGGACATATTGACAAAGGCCTTGTCGGTTACCTTCGATACCAATGTCGGTCATGATTACTTTGAAAATGCTGAAGAACGCTATGACTTCTATCATCTAAAAGAAGACAAGATCCCATTCAACATTGAACTTCTTAATACAATCACTAAAGGTGGTGTACCAAGAAAGTCTCTTAATATTATTCTTGCAGGTACAGGTGTAGGTAAAAGTTTAGCAATGTGTCATTTTGCTGCAGATGCCTTATCACAAGGTCGTAATGTTCTTTACATTACTCTTGAAATGGCTGAAGAAAAGATTGCTGAACGTATTGATGCTAATCTATTCGATGTAGATATTGCTACTCTTACAGATCTAAGTAAAGATGCCTTTATAAACAAGGCACACATCGCCAATCAAAAGACGCATGGTAAGCTTATCATCAAAGAATATCCCACAGCTGTAGCTCATGTTGGTCACTTTCGTTCATTGCTTAATGAGCTAAAGATGAAGAAGAAGTTTATGCCTGAAGTCATATACATTGACTACCTCAATATATGTGCAAGCTCAAGAGTAAAAGGTTTAGGTGGATCAATCAATACATACTCACTTATCAAGGCGATTGCTGAAGAAATACGTGGCCTTGCTGTTGAATTCAATGTGCCTATATGGTCAGCTACTCAGGTGACACGTACTGGTTTTGGTAACTCTGATGTTGAAATCACTGATACCTCAGAATCATTTGGTCTTCCAGCCACAGCAGATCTAATGCTTGCCCTTATTTCTACTGAACAACTCGAAAGCATGAATCAGCTTATGATCAAGCAACTAAAGAATCGATACAATGATCCTACAGAAAACAAACGATTCTGCGTAGGCATTGATAGATCTAAGATGCGATTGTATGATGTAGAAGATTCTGCTCAAACTCTATCGAGTGATCCTACTTCCTCTCCTGCTCCAACACAAAGCGCTGACTTCTCAGCATTCAAAATATAATGTTCATTAAAGCAACTGGTTCATCTAAAGTAAAACGAGAAATGACAGAAGATATTGCTGCATTTGCTCTTAATCTTATGGCACCCCGTCTATTATCAAAACTTGAAGTAGATATTAAATTAATTAATAACCTAAGAGAGCAAGAAGAACTCGTAGGTGATTGTACATGGGAAGATAGCAGATATCGTCCTCGCCATTTTACTGTAAGGATTGACGCTTCACAAGATAAGCATGATATGCTCGAGACCGTTGCTCATGAGATGGTCCACGTAAAGCAATACGCAAGAGGTGAGCTTAAAGATACTAATCATCTTTCATTGTGCAAATGGAAGGACAAAGTAGTTGATTCTGATAAGGTTAATTATTACGATCAACCTTGGGAGATTGAAGCTCATGGAAGAGAACGTGGCTTATTCTTTAGATGGATTGCTCAAAGTAACTGGAAAAAGTGTAGATGGATTAAGTATTAAAAGGTAATATATTATAAATAGAATAGAATATATTACACACAATGGGAATTATGCTTAACTTCAAAGACGCTCTTTTGTTCGAAGAGAGCGAATACAAGGGTAAAAAAGTTACTCTTAACAAACCTTTTCGTGGGAACGATGGCAAGAAGAAATTCTACGTCTACGTAAAGAACGAAAAAGGTAATGTTATTCGTCTAGGATTTGGTGATCCAAATATGGAAATCAAACGAGACGACCCAGCCAGACGCAAAAGCTTTCGAGCTCGTCATCAGTGTGATACTGACCCAGGTCCCAAATATAAAGCACGTTATTGGTCGTGTAAGTTTTGGGAAAAAGGTAAATCAGTTACTGACTTGACGTAAAATGGCTATATTTAAATTAGCAGATCTGGATAAAACAAAGTATATCGTAGCTATTGTTGCGAAGATCAATGCTGGTAAAGAGATAAAAATGTCTGATGGCAAATCTTACAAAATAAAAAAGACAGAACTGATTGCTGATCTAGAAAGGGTACAAACCGAACCCGCGAAATACAAAAGACTTTTATATCCGAATGGTAGATTCACTCGTATTTTTACTGACGGAAAACCAGCTGGTGAGAAACCGTATGATATACGAGACGCTTATGGCACGATTGAACTTCTATATCGAAACAATACTGATGCTAACGCAGCTGAAGACATACTGACAAAAGCAGAAATTAACTCTAGAAGATTCAGAGACTGGATCGTAATTGATTCAAACTCGCCTGCATTTAGGAAAGATAGTATTACTTCATCCTATGATTCAAGCAAAAGAGAAAAGGCAATACTAAATGTTCTTACAGGACTAAAGCTTTTTCGATTTAACGATATCGATAAAGCCCCATTTTCTGGCATGGGAGGTGGATCACGTAATGCCTTAGGTAAACAACTTGCAGATGCAGGTGAACTTGCTACGGTCATGTCTTTAATAAAAGATGTTAAAACGCCAAAAGATACTGGACAAAAAATATTTATCGATAATCCTGATGCATTTATGGCGTGGAATCAGACATTTCAATCGACTAAACCGGCAATTGTCAAAATTACTGGAAATCTTAATGGCTTCGATATATTGCACGACGCTACAGATAAATCTGCATTTGCTACTGCAATTACCGCATTTACAAAGAAGGTAAAAATCGCAAAAGATTCTTGGAATCCAGCCGATATCTTTATCATCGATAAAGGTAAAAAGGCACAGATAATTAAAGATCTGCAATTTTGTATTGACAATTACGAAGTTAAGGATGGACTAATATCTATGTTTAATAATAAGATGTATGATTATTATAAAAAGAAACAACTTTATCCTATATCTCTTAAACAATTGGTCACCGATA